TCATCGAACAAACTAAATTGAAACTAGAGAACCTAAGAGGCTACATGAGAAACTTGTCAAAACAATCTCACTATGAAAACGCAAGTAAAGATTTCAAAACAGCAGAAGAAGTCGTGCTGGATGATGAGACAGTTAACAAGTTAAGAGAGAAGTTCACTATGAAAAACCTAGACAACAGAGTTGAGGACGCACTACCAATCATAAACAGGATAATGAGTGAACTACAAGCACATAAAGAAGATGAACAGGTGAACGAATTAGAACCAGATGCAGAACCAATTGATGCACCTGTACAGGCACCTGTTGATCACGGTGCTGTTGTGCAAAGTTTCTTGAATGACCCAGACAGCAAATTAGTTCTAAGGAAAGATGACACAGCAGACAAGATGTTGAAGGTTACAAAGTTCACAAACAAGAACACCATGTTAAGTTCTATACTGTCAGACATAGCATCAAGATTATTAACTAAATCAGGTGAGGAAGATAGAGTGGCAAACTTTGCTTCCAGAGTGGCAGATGAGATGGAACAGGAGAATTCAGCCACATTCAAAGCAACACCTGACTACATCAAAAACAAGAAGATTGCGGTGCAGTTAGCAAAGAGATACATCGACGACTACAAGAAAATGCAATCAGATCCAGGATACACTGATCAAGTGAGAATGGAACCAGGTGAATTTGCACCTAAGAAAGACATCAAAGGCAAAGCAAAAGAAACTGAAGCGTTTGAAGGTTGGGTTGACTCCATGATCGACGAAGGCGGTATAAAACCTTACGTGTCAATGAGCAGAGGTGCAGACGACGGCAAGATGATGTACAACGTTTTAGACAGAAATGAAAAAACAATATTTGCATCAAAAGACGAGAAAGAAGCAACAGAATTTCTAAGAAAAAACTTTGACAAATTAAGGGCAGGAGAAATGGAAGTGGCCGAATATGCCAAAGAGCCAAAAGATCCAGAAGACAGAGACGCAAAATTAAAAGCACTACAGGACATACAGATGGATCCTAACACAGCAAAAGATCCTGAAATGGTAAAAGCAATGGTGCAACGTAAAAAAGAATTAATGAAAGAACCAGCAATGGCAGGCGAAGGGAACATGTTCGCACAGGCAGTGCAAAAAGCCAAGGCGGCAGGCATGAAAGCAGGCGACAAGTTCAAAGTTGGTGATCAAGAATACACCCTGAAAGATGCCATAGAGATAGCAGGAATGCAGTTAGAAGATTTCTTCTCAGAAGACGAAATAGCCATAGAGCAAGAGATTCAAAGAATAAAAACACTCTCTGTTTACCAATAAACCGAATAATAATAATTTTGCACCGATAGAAACAGATAATTAAATATGGCCTAAAGCCATGAAACTTTCTATTAATTCTACAAAAAAAATAAAAAAATTCTATCTTAAGGATTTGAATGACAAGATTCATTTCATAGAGCTCGATAAAAATCAAAAATTACCTAAAGGTTGGTACGAATTAAACATATTTTACGTCGACGAAATAATAAAAATCAAAGACATATCTATCAACGGTGCCAGTTTGCGTGAATTCATATATACTGGTTTCACTGTTGACAGCACTGGAAACAGGCATTCCCCAGGATCTAGCCTATGGGAAGAAGGAACCTGTTTCAAGCTCTGGATCCATACCGAAGTTGGCATTATGTTTCAGAGATTTTGTGAAGCAATACATAACTATGACTTTGGTACTAACCTTTTTGAAAAATATGTATTCACCATCGACAAGCCTTTACATTTAGAAGCCGCTTGGGGAGAACCCTGGGTAAGTTATTTCAAAAATGGCAGTGGCCCTCGCTGGTGGTTAAAAAATGATAGGTCGACTCCTTGGATGATTGCAAAAGTACCAGAAATAGACAAAAATTTATTAGTAAAGGAACTTGAAAGAGTTCTGCCACACATGGAGGAAATTTATCCGGGATGGACCAGTCAGAGTCTCAAAGAAGGAAAAACTGATTTGCCTTTTGTTCCATGGGAAAAAATACACAGCAAAGTTGTCACAGATTTTTTCAAAGAAATAGGGTTCAAAAATATAATCAACATAGGTTTACAGCGTCTAGCTCCCCGTACCACTGTGAGGTTGCACAGAGATGATCATGTCACTAGAGAAATGTATCAATATACGAAAGGCTGTAGAAAATTTTACTGGAATTTAAGCGATACAGAAAATGTGCATTTTAAACTTGGTAGAAGTGGTCTTCTACCGTTGGAACACCCACTATGGATAAACACAACTGAACATTCGCACGCACTGGTAAACGCCAGAAATTCAGAGAGGATCGTAGTTCTAGTGTATGGACAAATCTAACTAAAAAAATATTTTACCAATAATAGTAGTAGACTTTAGATAAATAACTGTGTATATTATGTACTATATGTCTAATATACATTTAGGCAACAACAAACATAGGCACATTAAAGGAGGCTTACATTATGGCATCATTGGCTGAAATAAGAGCGAAGTTAAAATCCCAAGAAGTGAATCGCTCCACTTCCAACACAGGCGGAGACAACGCCATCTACCCACACTGGAATATATCAGAAGGTTCTGAAGCAGTAGTTAGATTCTTACCGGACAGGGACGAGACTAACACATTCTTCTGGACTGAAAGAAACATGATCAAGTTACCATTTGCTGGTATCAAAGGTCAGACTGATTCTAGACCAGTGACAGTGCAAGTACCGTGCATGGAAATGTATGGGAAAACTTGTCCAGTACTCACAGAGGTGAGACCGTGGTTTAAAGACAAGAGCATGGAAGACATGGGCAGAAAATATTGGAAAAAGAAAAGTTATATTTTCCAAGGTTTTGTCACAACGAATCCACTAGCAGAAGACTCAACACCTGAGAATCCAATCAGAAGATTCATCATAGGACCTCAGATCTTCAACATAATCAGAGGAGCACTCATGGATCCAGAGATGGAAGAAATGCCAACTGATTACGTGAAGGGTGTAGACTTCAGGATCACGAAAACAACTAAAGGTGGTTATGCTGACTACTCAACATCAAAATGGTCAAGAAGAGAAAGAGCATTAGATGAGGCAGAGAGAGCCGCAATCGATTCTCATGGTTTACACAACCTAGGAGACTTCAGACCAAAAGAACCAACCGAAGCAGAAGTTAAAATAATCAAAGAGTTATTTGAGAAATCTGTTGAGGGCGAGGCTTACGATCTTGAGCAATATGGACAGTACTTCAGACCAGCAGGCGTGGCTTATCAAGGCAAACCACAAGTGGCAGTGCCAACAGCATCGGCTCCGGCGGCAGTGGCAGAGGCGGCCACAACAGCGGCTCCTGTAACTGAATCTGCACCAGCACCACAACCAGCGGTGGCTACGGCACCTGCAGGTGACAGTGCCAAAAGAGCAGAGGACATCTTGAAGTTGATTAGATCAAGACAAGCAAAATAATCTGACATTTTACCAAGGCCCTGGCATTGACGCTAGGGCCTAGGTATGCTAATATAGAATACACAAAGGACAAAATTATGACAAAAGTATTTGACGCTACAAAGTTTAGAAAAAGTATCACAAAGTCCATACAAGGACTGGGTATTGGATTTAGCGATCCTACTGACTGGATATCAACTGGAAATTACGCCTTAAATTATTTAATGACCAGTGACTTTAACAAGGGGATACCGCTAGGCAAAGTGACAGTATTAGCAGGTGAATCAGGTGCAGGTAAAAGTTACATAGCATCAGGAAACATAATTAAGAATGCACAGGATCAAGGTATATTTGTTATATTAATTGATACAGAGAACGCATTAGACGAACAATGGCTACAAGCATTAAAAGTAGACACATCAGAAGATAAACTTATGAAATTAAGTATGTCCATGGTTGATGATGTAGCAAAAACTGTTTCAGAGTTTATGAAGGGTTACAAAGAACAACACGCAGACAACAAAGAAGGTGCACCTAAAGTACTATTTGTCATAGACAGTTTAGGTATGTTACTCACTCCAACAGACGTAAACCAGTTTGAAGCAGGTGAGATGAAAGGTGATTTAGGTAGAAAACCAAAAGCCTTGACGGCACTTGTAAGAAATTGTGTTAATATGTTTGGAAGTTGGAATGTAGGACTTATAGCGACCAACCACACATATGCATCACAGGACATGTTTGATCCAGATGATAAAATATCAGGTGGACAAGGATTTATATATGCCTCAAGTATTGTTGTTGCAATGAAAAAACTAAAATTAAAAGAAGACGAAAAAGGCAACAAAGTTTCAGATGTAAGGGGAATAAGAGCCGCTTGTAAAGTTATGAAGACGAGATATGCCAAACCATTTGAAGGTGTGCAGGTAAAGATTCCATATGACACAGGCATGGATCCATACAGTGGACTAGTGGACTTGTTTGAGAAGAAAGGTTTACTGGTACAACAAGGTAACAGACTGAAGTACATTGATTCAAAGGGCAAAGAACACATAGAGTTTAGAAAAGCATGGGTAGGTGATAAATTAGACATGATAATGGCAGAGTTCAAAGAAGTTGCAACCACAGAAGAAGTGGCAGAGGAAGTTCAAGCGTAATGATAGACTTTTCAAACGAAGACATTGAAAGGTTATGGAATTCGATCACACATTACGTACCAGAGAGACAGAAATTAGATTGTGCCATAGACTTCATTAAAAGTCTTGAGGACATCGGTGTAGAACACAATGAAATAAAAGCGTCTGCTGAATACGATCCTAAGTTAGAAGAAGCAATCCACACTGTGTTCGAGGAAGACGAAGAGTCGGACGGATACGGCGATGATGATTAATTGGTACAACGAAGTAAGTAGAAATTTAGACAAGATACCAGACTGTGTTGAATACTTTGAAAAAGAATTATTAGAAGCAAAAAAACAGTGCAAAATATACGGTAACCTAGAAAGAGCCAGTGCGGCACTGCCTGGAATCGTGGAAGAAAGATTCAGTCAACTACAACAGCTGGAAGCAATACTAGAATATTTGAACATAGAACTAAGAAGATTACGATCCAAAACTTTTAGAAAATATTTAGAAAACTATGCCAGAGCATTGTCTAGCAGAGATGCAGAAAAATATGTTGATGGTGAGGACGATGTTGTTGACATGGACAAAATTATAAACGACTTCGCTCTAATAAGAAACCAATGGCTAGGCATCACCAAGGGGCTCGATCAGAAGCAATGGCAAATAACAAACATCGTCAAACTGCGGGTCGCGGGGATGGAAGATGCCGACATCAAATAGAATAATACTCACGGATGTTGACGGAGTGTTGTTAGAGTGGGAGAAGCATTTCACAGACTGGATGCTACAACGATCATACTACAGCGACGACGAAAAAGTTTATCCTTACAAACTACTAGCCAATAAACAGAACACCTATGAAATGGCAGAAAGATTCGGTGTAAATATTCCAACGATAAG